GGAATTGCAACAGAAGTATACAATTAAAATCTGATATAATATGACTATACACCGATGGAGGAGTAAATAATGGCAACAAGAATGCAACAGCGTAGAGGTACTGCAGCGCAGTGGATATCTACAAACAGTGGTAATGGTCCAATCCTCAATGCTGGTGAAATCGGCTGGGAGTCAGACACAAACAAGTTTAAGATTGGCGATGGCACAAATACCTGGTTAGCACTTGATTATTTTTCTGATACTAACTCTACAGTTAATCCTGCCTTTGGTTCAAGCATTACATTTGAAGGCGCAACAGCAAATGATTATGAGACAGTCCTTGCAGTAACAGATCCAACGGCTGATCGTACAATTACCCTTCCAAACGTAGATGGTACAGTTATCACAACTGGAAACCTTTCAGACATTACAAATATTGGAGTATTTACTTCAACTATTACAATGGAAGGCTCTTCAGCAGATGATAATGAACTTACACTTTCAGCAGGAAACCCAACGGCTGATCGTACATTAACATTTCCTGATGCAACAGATACATTGGTTGGAAAAGCAACAACAGACACTCTTACAAACAAATCAATATCACTAACTACAAACACAGTAACTGGCACAAAAGCAGAGTTTAACTCAGCAATGTCTGATGCAGACTTTGCAACCATTGCTGGGACAGAAACACTTACAAATAAAACTTTAACTAGCCCAACAGTTTCAGGTCTTGCACTTTCAGACGCTTCAATTGTCATTGAAGGTGCAACAGCAAATGCTTATAAGACAACCTTAACTGTTACAGATCCAACTGCTAATCGTACAATTACTTTCCCTGATTCAGATGGAACAGTTGCTCTTGCAGGCGATGTTGCAACATCTCTTAGTGGTTATATTCTTTCAAGTCTTTTAGGAGATCCTAGTGGTCCTGCAGCACTTAATGGCACAGGAAATCTACTTGTTCCTGGAACAAAAATAATTTTTGAAGGTGATCATGAGACTGATAATGAGTTTGAGACTGAACTTGTAATAGTAAATCCTACAGCAGATGTTACAATTACTTTCCCTGACGCAACTGGAACAGTTGCTCTAGCAGGAAATGTTGCAGCACTTTCAGGTGCTACCTTTACTGGAGCGGTATCAGGAACAGACTTAACTCTTTCAGGTAACTTAACAGTTAATGGAACAACAACAAATATTAACTCAACAAACCTTGTAGTAGAAGACAAGAACGTTATTCTTGGTGACGTTGCTACTCCTTCAGATACAACCGCTGATGGTGGTGGTATTACACTAAAGGGTCTAACAGATAAGACATTTAACTGGGTAGATGCTACAGATGCGTGGACTTCATCAGAAGACTTTAATCTATTAACTGGCAAGGTCTATGAAATTGCAGGAACCTCAGTTCTTTCAGGTACAACACTTGGTTCTGGAGTTACAGCATCTTCTCTTACGTCCGTAGGAACAATTACATCTGGTACATGGACTGGTACAACAATTGCAATTGCAAATGGTGGTACAGGTCAAACTACAGCAATGACTGCAGCAACTGCACTTCTTCCAGACCAGGCATCAAACTCAGGGAAATATCTTACAAATGATGGCTCAGGAACACTTTCTTGGGGTACTGTATCAGGATACTCTGCACCAACACTTGGTTCAACATCAATTGCCTCTGGTGCAACGGTAACTACAATCTCAGGTCTAACTGATATTGTACTTGATGGTCCAGGAAGCGTAAAAGATGAACTAACACTACTACTAATGGGTGCACTCTAATTAATTAGAAGTACTCAACCTTAACTTTATAGTTAAAGAATTAAAACTCCGCATAAAGTGGAGTTTTTTTCTTTGTAAATTTGTGATATACTTAACACTACTTTGGAAAACTCAAAGTACTCATCTAAATTTGCTTAGAAAGGTAAATAAATGTCAGAAGTTTTTTCGTTTCGTCTATCAGAAGAATTTGTAAATAAATATAATAATGTTCCAGCACCATTTGGTTTTACAGATGCTGGATCTAACTCTTTAGGAGAAGTTACATTTATACGTACATATTCTAGGGTAAAAGAAGACGGTACAAAAGAACGCTGGCATGAGGTTTGCCGTCGTGTTATTGAGGGTATGTATTCAGTACAAAAGAATCATGCTAAAGATAATCGTTTACCATGGAATGACAATAAAGCACAGAAGTCTGCACAAGAAGCATTTCAAAGAATGTTTGAATTAAAGTGGACACCACCAGGTCGTGGTCTTTGGGCATTTGGAACTCCTATGACTATGGAGAAGCGCAACTCTGCTTCCCTTCAAAATTGTGCAATGGTTTCAACTAGAGATATTGATCGTAATGACCCTGGTGCATTATTTGCCTGGGTAATGGATGCATTAATGTTGGGTATTGGAGTTGGATTTGATACCCTTGGACAAGACAAGCAGATGTCTATTTATGCACCTACAGAGCCAGCAATCGTTTATGAAATCCCAGATACCCGTGAGGGCTGGGTTGAATCTGTGCGGTATTTAATAAATTCATACCTTCGTCAAAACCAGTCTATTCAAGAGTTTACCTATGACCTTATCCGTCCCCTAGGAGCACCCATTAAAGGCTTTGGAGGGGTTGCCAGCGGTCCAGCACCACTTATTGATCTCCATACACGTATTAGAAATGTAATTGGCTCTAGAGCGGGGGAATTATTAGATAGCCGTGCAATTGTAGACCTTGTTAACCTTATTGGTACATGTGTTGTTTCTGGAAATGTTCGTCGTTCCGCTACCCTTGCACTAGGCGCAGCAGAAGATGAAGGTTTTATTAATCTCAAAAATCCAGAAGTATTTCCAGAACGAAACTCATATGATCCAGAAAAACCAGGATGGGCTTGGATGTCTAATAATTCTATTTCAGCAACAGTTGGAACAAAATATGAAGACTATGTAGATTTAATTGCAGACAATGGAGAGCCAGGATTTATTTGGTTGGATGTGGCAAGAGAATACGGAAGATTAAAAGATGCACCAGATTATAAAGATTCCAGAATTATGGGATTTAATCCTTGTGCGGAGCAGCCATTAGAATCTTATGAACTTTGTACACTTGTAGAAGTGCACTTAAATCGTCATGAGTCTAAGGAGGACTTCCTCAAGACATTGAAGTTTGCATATCTTTATGGAAAGACTGTAACCTTAATGCCAACACATTGGCAACAGACAAACGGTATTATGCAAAGAAACCGTCGTATTGGAACATCCCTAACAGGCATTGCATCCTTTGCAGACACTAGCGGTCTACCAGCATTGCGTGAGTGGATGGATGAGGGATATCAAAAGATTCGTCACTATGACCATAAGTATTCAGAGTGGCTATGTGTTCGTGAATCTGTTCGTGTAACTACCGTCAAACCTTCAGGATCTGTTTCTCTTCTATCAGGTGCAACTCCTGGAGTTCACTGGGGACCTGGTGGAGAATTTTATCTTCGTGCCATTCGTTTTGGTAATACTGATCCAATGATGTATTTATTTAAAGCAGCGGGATATAAAATTGAAGACGATGTTGTATCAGCAAATACCTCAGTAGTTTACTTCCCAGTTGCATCAGGACACAAGCGTTCTGAAAAGCAGGTTAGTTTATTTGAAAAGATTGGTTTGGCTGCAACAGCCCAAAAATATTGGTCTGACAATGGCGTTTCCGTCACTCTTTCATTTGACAAAGAAGAAGAAACAAAATTTATTGCTCCAGCCTTAAACATGTATGAGGGTCAACTAAAGGCAGTCTCATTTCTTCCAATGGGCAATAAGACTTATCTTCAACAGCCATATACAGAGATTACAAGGGAAGAATATAACTCTTACGTTGGGACAATTGGCAAGATTGATTGGTCTGCAATTTATGATGGCAAAGATAATTTAGATGCAGAATCTGAAAAGTACTGCTCAACAGATGCTTGTGAGATTAAATTATATTAAGCCGTATCCTGCTATAATAAGGGGATAGGAGAAACATGTCTAACCCATCTAATTTATATGCAGAGAAGATCTTTAGTGAACACCCTCTGGTTCTTTGGGCACTAGACGATCAACTTGATTATATAAGTTTAATCTCAGAGGCACAAAGAAATATACTCGGCCTTTGGTCCGCAACAAATTGCACGGCTTACTCTGGCACTTCTTTTGCAGGGGAACCATTTCCAACTAGTTATAATACAAAAATTAGATCTAACGTACCAGTAGGCTCTACTAATGAGGCAACATTAATAAGCCCAGGTATAGTAAATTTTCAAGACTTAGATTCAAGGCTTGGAACATTTTGTGTAGCAACGCATTTTTATTCAAATACTCCTTATATTCAATCAGTTGCTATTGGCTATGAATACACAGACACTACAACCTCTCAGATAATTCAAAATTTAAAAGTCTTTCCAACTTCTTTATTTCAGGATTGGGGTTTTGTATCTGAGACATTTGAGATCCCTGACGAAAATACAGACTTAAGGGTAGTCATAAAAATCATAACAACTTCTGGTGGAGCCACAACTGGAGACTATGAATTATATTTTAATGGTATAACTGTTGGTCAATGGTCTGAAGAGTTTAATGCAACATCTCTTGGCATAGAGTCAGAAACATTCCCAGCAAACATTGATCTAACAACAACTAATGATGTTGTTGCAGCATCGGCTTATGGAATCTCTTCAGATACTGCATACTATTTAGTTGATGGAAATTATCTTGCTGCAAAGAATACTGGAATTCCATTAGTTTTTGGTGCATCTGGAATTACAAAACTTGTACCAAACGGAAACGATCCATCAATTATTTTTCCTGGCAAAGGATTTTTGCATGAAGAGGGAAGATATAACAATTATACTGTTGAGTTTTGGGCAAGACTTAGTTCAGAGACAAATACACCAAAAAGAATATTTGGGCCCATTGGAAGCGAAGACGGACTATATGTAGAAGGTGGATTCTTAACACTTTTCATTGGCGGAAATTTTGCTTCACACTTTATTGGTGAGTGGTTTAGACCAATGCTAATTCATATTGCTTTAACTAATAATAACGCAGTAGTAATGATAAATGGAGAGCAGGTTATCTCTTTAGATTTTATTACTTCCTCAATCAGTTTGGCTTCTGGACTTGAGGAAAATTGGCTTGGATTCTATGCACACGAAGATGTAACTCCAATAGAAATAGATGCTCTTGCTATTTATTCGTACAGAGTTCCAGACATTGTCGCAAAAAGACGTTGGGTTTATGGTCAGGGCGTAGGTTCATCAGAAAATATTGATTCTGCTTATAGCGGAACCTCTGCTGTGATTGATTATCCATTTGCTGACTATACGGCTAATTATAATTACCCAAGTTTTGCACAATGGCAACAGGGAAGTTTTGACAACCTATCTACAACAGCAACAGCATTAACAACCCCTGAGTATGTTTTGCCAACAATTTTTACGGGTACAAAAACCATTCAAGATTTATATGATGATTCAGATACTATATATTCAAATATAGCAAGTGGAAACCTTGGCACCGATAGTAGGTTTATATCACTAAATCCTAACAACTCCTGGGACAATGAAGGAGCATATATTAACTTCTCAAACTTTAATATATTAAATGATCAAGTAGCCTCTGTCTACGGAGTTTTTCAAATAAACAATCAGGGCAGTGGAACCAATGATGAAGAGCAGATATTGTTTAAGATATACAATCAAAGCACAGGCAACTATTTTAGTGTTAATGTAGATGGACTAGAGATTGTTTACTCTTTAGTCTACGGAGGAGTTTCAGAAGAGATTTATCGCACAGATAGTATAGGACTCCAAGAACTTTTTGCAGCAGGAATTAATATTCAAGATCTTGTGTTACAAAATGGTGGAAATGTTGCTACATTCTTTGGAAATCAAAACTCTCTAAGCCTATATGTTGGAGGAGATAACTCTGGAGACAAGACATTTAAAGGGTATATTTTTTCTGTTGGTCTTGCAACAGCCTTAAACTCAAACGAGATATCTTCATATTTTGAAGATAATGGAACTGCTATTGTTGATACTTATGCTGGAAGCGGAGTTGAGTATTCAGAAAATGCCCTTGGACTTTTAGCACATACCGCAAGTTATACTCTTTTACCAACATTTGCATACAATAAATTATTCTTAGACATTGGAGTTTCAGGGCACTGGGAAGACTATTTACCTTTATCTTATTTTGGACAATATGTTCAGAACGATGCTGGAGATTCTTTTTATGACTTAGATTTCTTACAATTTAATCTTGGGTATCCGTCTACATCTAGCCTATTGCAATCAGAAACTGTCGGATCCTGGACATACCAAGGACTAAAAGATGAATATAGAATACCAATAGAAAAAACTTATGCAGAATTAGATAATGCACTCTTTACTGGCTGGAGTAACTATCAAGATCTATCACAAAGGTCTTTAAAGAATTATGAATATAATACAGAGCAGGCATCAATTAGAAGTTATATAACTTTCCAGTATATTCAAGATGGGGCAAATGCCTTACCTAGTACATTTACAACTACGGTTTCTGCAAAAGAAAACTCAGTTGTTGACGTTTCTGAATACTCATCTTGGAATACAACAAAGTTTGAGGTTGTTGATAATACCTTAATCTATCCAAGAAAAGATATTGACTTTAATGATTTGGCAATTGTCTATAGTCTTGATTTTAATGTTCGTGGAATATTAACAAAGCCAGTATCGCTTAAGAAACTAGAACTTGCTTCTCAGGCTTTTAATGAAAACTCATTTAACCCAATTGGAACAAGGTTTGGAACTGATCTATTTCCATATAAACGCTCTGGTATTTATTATGACTATAAAGCAAAAAATCCTTTTAGCATTTACAAAGGCAGCACTCCGTATCTCTATTTTAATAAGACATCTGGAATCCAGGTTCGTGGAGATTTTGACTACAACTTTGATCGTGGTATTTCAATCCCTATCAATCAATCTGTTGCAGAGAATTATAAGGTAAGTGCTTTTCAGTCTTGGGTTAAATATGATAAAAGATCTTTTCCATTAACACCAATAAGTTTGTTTGAAATAAAACATAAAGCAGAAACCATAATCTTTAATGTTGTTGCAAATGATGAGTTTGGACAAAGAGGCAGAATCTTTGCAAAAAATAAAAGTGATAACTCAGACTTTAGTGACCTGTCATATTTTATAAACGGAAAACTTGTTTATGACCCAGTATTAACTCTAAACGAATGGGCTGTACTAGGAATAAACTTTGGAACAGCCTTAAACCTTGATTTATTTTTAGGGTCTATAAACTTAAACAGCCCAGCAATATTTAACAACATTTCTTTTTACCAAGCAAATAATCTTCAACAGTTGCAGTCTAGAAGCACTAGACCTTGGAGCAGAGTTAAGCAAGATGGAGAAACTGAGCAGGATTGGGCATTCTGGCTAAACAACTATTCTTGGGATAGCACCCTGTTTACATTAGCCTCAGCCCTGTATGGAGTAAATGCACAAGAGGTTTATAACAATTACATGGGAACTAATAAGATTATCATTGATGACGAAGAAGGCATGGTGTTTGATGCCGACAAGATGAGAGTCTATAATGACACTACTTGGTCGGTATCGGTAGGCACACCAGTATGATCTGGTATACTTATGGTTATGGATTCTCTATTTAGCCCAAAAACTGGCAAACCTATTGTTGAAAATGTACGACGCAAGGTCATTGATAAGCATTATGACTGGGGTCTTTACGTATACAAGAAGTCAGATGGAAAATGGTTTACTGACGGAAATGGCTCTGTATTAAACATTCCTGCTCAAAAGGGGGACATCTCAAAGATTGCAGAACTTAAAAAGGCTGCAGTATTTAATGGTGATGATGGAGAAGGCAAAGCGGTCTTTGTTCCAGGATTAACAAGAATTTCAGAAGAAGAATATTCAGAACAAAAAGACAGAATGATCCAAGGTTTAATTCCAAATGTTAATGACCTAGGCGCAATTGCAGATGCACAGAAAACATTAAAGACACACGGAAGGGATGCGTACGAAAGTGACTGATGATGATAACTTCCAGTATGTTAGAGCAAGTTTAAATACTCAAGAACAAGAGGATAGCCAGTTTAAGGGTAGCGACCCATTTAATAAAAATTGGGAAGAATTAAAAGAATACTCTGGCTTAGATCAAAACTTTCGCCGTCGTGTAGTAAGACAGATTAGCAAAGCAGTATCTCCAACACCAGCGTATCTAGATTCTGCAAATGCAGTACCTGCTGGAGTAGACGATGCTGGATCAAAGGCTCTTAATCCTGGAACTGTATACAGGAACGGATACGGTCTATTTGATGTAATTACACCACCATACAACATGTATGAACTAGCAAATTTTTATGACACATGTTTTTCAAACCACGCTGCAATTGATGCAAAGGTAGAAAACATTGTAGGTCTTGGTTACAGGTTTGATGTTACAGATAGAACTTCACTAAGATTAGAAACTTCAGAAGATGAAGCCGCAACTGGTAGAGCAAGAAGCAGAATTGAAAGAGCAAAGATTGAACTTCGTGATTGGTTAGAAAACCTAAACGATGACGACTCTTTTACAAAAATT